AGGATATTTAATCTTTTTGTAAATCTTAATATGTCATCTAATATTATTAGTGTTTCAAAATTTATCTTTTTTGCTAGAAACATTTTAATGATAGTAGGATGTTGACCATCTATTGATAAAAATAAATCATTAAATTTTATATCTTTTGTTATCATTCTTTCTATAATATAGTCAATATCTTTTTCATAATAATAATGTAATGATTCTATTTTTTTAGACCATTGTTTGTAATGTTCATCACCAGCTTTACCAATGATGTCACCAACCCATAAATTAGTATTAGAAACAAAATTGCTAAGGAAGTAATTAACAATAGACTTATTGTCGTAAGATTTACTAAGCCTATGAAAATAATACTTATCCCTTCTTTTAGTAAATGTCTCCAGTCTTGCAGTTGTTCTTCCGTTGTGTTTATGAAAGTCATAAGATTGGTTTTTACTTGTGAAGTGGAGCTTGATTGCCAGATAGATTTTATATACTTCAAAACCATTCACTTTATCCTGATAGAACTCCCACAATCCATAATGCTGCCATAATCGCAATACCTATTTCTGCACCTGTCATAATATATCTCCTTATATTGGTAGTTTTGCTGTTTTTTCTTTTAACATATTCAGACCTTGTGCCTCATATGCTATCTTTTCTTTTAAATTCTTGTTAATCATAGATTTTGTTGTTGATGGATCTATGTTATGTTTTTCACAATACAATACAACAGCGTCTATATAACTAATTCTTTTTGTCTTAACTATATCTTCTATTAGTAAAGCAAATTTATTAGGTGTAACAATCATTATACTTTATTATACTATGTTTTTTGTGATTTGTCAAGCTGAGGTACCAGTTTCTGTTGCAAGGTACTGGTAAACCCCTAACGACCTAGGCCGCTAATGCAAAGTTATTATAGTTTGCGTTTGTGTAAATTTTAAGTCTTTCGACTATCCTCTCCAATGCGATTTCTAGTCAACGGTCGAACCTATTTCGCCCCCATAATTTATGGTGGAGGCGTAGGGTACTGCCCCCTAGTCCCTATTGTTTACTCTCATCATTTTCACAGAGAATCTTCCTGTGGTACTCTAGTGCCATCATGATTAAAAAATTGCCAGTCTAATCCATAACCTAATATACAACTTACATTTGAACCATTAGGTCCCGTACCAGGCATTGTCATTATAAAACTACCACTATTTCTTTCAGCGTTGTGGCCAAAAGATAATATACCTAAAAGTTCACCAAATGGTTGCCCGTTTTTTCTAATTTGTCCTATTGCAATTTGTGATTCTCCCATCATTTTAGAAGAGGCGTCTAACACAAATTCTGTTATGCCACAAAAAACAGGAATACGTTGTTCTAGTAAACCCTCATATTTGAAATTAGGTTCAGGTGCTTCAGGTGGTAGTTCAGGTCCAGTATTAGGTATTGCTCTAACTTCTTTTGTAATAATCATAAAAAAAATAATTATGAAAGCAAACTTCATAAAATTAATCAATCTTAAATTTTTCATTGAACTCCTTTATTGCAGGTTCTAATAAAGGTAAATAATCTTTTTTATCTTTTATAAAAGTTTGAGTAGCACCATCTTCGGTAACTATGAGAATTACAACTTGATCTATTTTTCCTTTAAATCGTTCTTCGTACATCTCGCAATAAGCTGCACCTTGAATAAAATAGTTTTCTACCCACTCCTCTTTCTTTTCTTTTGAAGAGGTTTTAAAATCTATAACAGAAAGTTTACCTTCATATTCTGCTATACAATCCACACGACCTGCAACTCCCCATTTGTCGCTGTAAAGGCCGCCTTCTTGTAATACAATATTATTTATCTTATCTAGTTCGGGTTTTAGTATAGTAAATAGTGCGACAGGTAGCACATCTTGTTTTGATAGTTCTTCATTGTTTAGATAGTTTTCGACTAGAGTATGAAGTGCTGTACCTCTACTTGCGGCTGATCGCATAATTTGATTAGCAACATCATTACCAACCGACTGACGCCATTTAACTATACCGTCTTTGTTTCTATCAGATAAAACTGTGGTAATCGAAGGATACTTATTACCTTCAGGTGTGATATAAAATCTCTTACCTTTGATTGTTTGAGTTGTTACTTCTGGTAAATTAAAGTCTTTGTCGAAGGACGATAAGTCAACATGATTAAATGTTTTCATGTCGTACCTATCTTTTAAAAAAGTATTCATTTGATTCATAATATTATTATAACAGATTTTTTAGATTAAGTCAAGCGCCATTTTAGTGGTTTCTTCAACTCGTCTAGTCCAACCTCTGCCAAAAGTTTCGAATGTAGATAAACTTTCGTAATACTCTTGTCTCATAGATTGGTATTTTTCTATTGTTTCTTCAATAGTATTTTCTTTTACATACTCATTTACTTTTGCTAAAGTCATAGGTCCAATGCCACCATCTACTGTGGTGCCAATCATTCTTTGTAAGAATTTTGCTGCTCTACCTGGTCCTGCATTTACACCGAAGTCAAATACACAAAGGTCTAAGCCACTAGGTAGATCATCACATTTCATTTTACCCCAATATCTATCTATGTAAATAGGTGCAACATCAGCGACAACTAAATCTTTCATATCTTTTTTGCCACCGTATTCTTCATACACTCTTTTTGTTACGCCAAGATTTGTTTCGCCACCAGGATCTTTTGGGTGATTAACATAACCGCCCTCATGATGTAGTATTGCTTTCAAACTTGATTCTAAATTATTTTCCATTATTTTCCCCTTGTGATTTCTATTATCTTTTTAACTTGTGCTTCTATAACTTGAGCTCTGTTAGGCCAATGTATGTATGCCTCTGGTGATTTTGCTAATTTAATTAATAAAGGTATGATAAGTTTTTCTAATTTAGCAAATTTATCTTTCATATCTTTACTAAGATTATCTTTTCTTAAATCATATTCATCATCCATTTGCTTCTTAGCAATATCTAATTCTGTTTGATTTTTTTCGTTTACTGCTGATTTAGTAGAATTAATTAAAGATAAAACTTTATCTAATTTACTATCTAATCTATTTACAATATCGCTAGAAACAGCCTTGGCAGTGCTATCTGCTGTTTGTTTTACAACTGTTTCTGTTTGTTTAGATTGTTCTTCAGATGGTTTTTCTTTAACTGAGGTAAAACCCCAATCGCCCTCAAAGCCATCTAAAAAGTCAAAGTCTGCCATATGTTTCCTTTAGTTGGTGTAGCTACACACTTTAAGATACATTATCGGATTGACTACCCAACTTATGACCATCGCCTGGCGTGTTGTAGTTTCTCGATAGTATCAGCTATATTTATCTTCCTCCACCTTTTAAAATACGATTTACACGCTTCTCTCTAGCGGCTTGTACCTGTGTTTGTCTTACTGTTTTTCTACCATATCTTTCTGCAAGTGGACTATTAGGATGTGCTTCTGCAGCTTTAGATAATACCTCTTTAAAACCATTATCAGTTTTACTATCAATACTACCAACACTAGAGACTATGTTCATTTGTGTTGGTGGTAATAGTTCAATGGTATCACTTTTAATAAGTTCTTCCATCTCAGAGATTGTCATCAACTCTTCCCATACTTCACCTGTGTGGTTGTCTTTAAATCTATATGTGGGCATTCTCTTGTTGTCTCCATTGTTTTCTCATGTGTATATATTTAGGGTCATCAACAACACGCCTTCTTGCGTCTTTAAATATCTTTGCTGACTTTGCTTTATCACTTGTTGCCCAATCTTTTTCTTGTGGTTTTACCTGTCTGTTTTCATCATACTTTTTACCATCTTTGTGATTTGCATATCTTCGTGATCTAGTAAAACCCATTTCTAAAAATTTTCTTGCCATATCCATACCGATAAAATCGTCTTGTTCTTTATATTGATGATACAAAAATAATATTCTAGAAGCTGAAAGATATGCTTCCATAGGTGTTTTAAAGCGCCAGTATTTACAGATATCATTTGTATATGGTCTGACTAGTAATACACCTTGTTCACCACGACCTATTCTATACCTTTTATCGTTTGGTTTAAATAGTAAATTTTTGTAATCTAAATTATAATCAAATTCAATCATTAAAATGTGTCCATGTCTTATGTAATATATAGAACCATATACCATTGATTGTAGGTTCAACTAATGCAACTAATCCTGCTTCCCATAAACTCGCACCAGTTAAAACTGTAACAACTGTCATGGCAATACAGATATGACCTATTGTATAGATAACAGCAAGAGCAAAACTACTGCCTTTAATTACATTAAATATACCTTTTGTAAACTCACTCATTACAAATAAAACTCTTTGATGTTTCTACACAAACACAACCGCCACCGATAGAACCATCACATTCCATACCGTGTCTAAACCATTTCTCGGGATAATCTGTAAAAACTACACCACAAGTTAGTAATATAGCGATAACTATTGCTAATAAAAATTCTTTCATTATTCTTCTTCACTAACAGAACAAATCACACATTTACCATCAACTAAATCACTTTCACAACTAGGACAAATCTCATAACTATATTTTACAGAATAACTTGTCATGCCATAGTCTTTACTATCTGGTATTCTTTTCCACCATTCTTTTAAATTTAAGTTAGGATTATGATACATATCTCTTGCCATTACTAAATATCCTCATATCTGTCTTGTATTTTTTCAAGTCTAAATTCTCCGTCATATGTTTCTACTAATGCAGTTAATGATTCAACCCAATCACCATCATTCATATATTCTATGCCGTCTATAATTTCAATTGATGGTGTATGTATATGACCACAAATAACACCGTCATAACCTTTTTTCTTGGCATAGTCAATCATTGTTTGTTTAAACTTAAATAATATATCAATGGTTTCTTTTGTTTGTGCTTTTAGATAGGCTGATAATGACCAATACTTTAGTTTAAGTTTTCTTCTTACCCAATTTACATAACGATTAAATCGCATTAACCAAGCATAGATAAAATCACCAAAGTGCATTAAAAATTTACCACTATTCATTAAAGGGTCAAATATATCACCGTGAGTTACAAGGTACTTTTTACCATTAATAGCGTGATGTGTGTATTCGTTTAATATTCTTATACGACCAAATTGTAATCTAAAGTCAAACCAGTTTCTTAAAACTTCATCATGGTTTCCTACAATCCAATAAACTTTAGTGCCTCGTT